CTGGGCGCTTCGGCAGGTGCAATGGAATTCGGTCGACAAGTACCCGCAGGCCGTGGGCCTGTATCAGCAGCGGCTCATCGCCGGGGGCAGTCCTAACTATCCGAACGTCGTCTGGGGCTCGCGCATCGGGGAGCTTTACAACTTCGCCGACGGCATCGGTGACTCGGATGCCTTCACGTTCGCGCTCGCCTCCGATCAGCTTGACGAGATCGAGCACATCGCTGCGGGCAAGGCGCTGCATCCCCTCACCGCCGGCGCCGAGTGGGCGATGCTCGGCGGCATCGAGACGCCGATCTCGCCGACGAACGTGCAGGCGAACCCGGACACGGCCTACGGCTGCTCGATCGCGCGCCCGGCGCGCGTCGGAAACGACGTGATCTTCGTGCAGGACGGGGGCAAGAAGCTTCGCGCCTTGAGCTTTCGCTCGGACATCGAGCAGTTCAGCGCGCCCGACATCTCGGTGCTCGCCGAGCACATCACGGGCGACGGCATTCTCGAGATGGCCTACCAGCAGGACCCCGATCAGCTGCTGTGGATGGTGCGCGACGACGGCTTTCTCGTCTCGATGTCGATCGACCGGGATCAGGAGGCCGTCGGCTTCGCGCGGCATCAAACCGACGGCCTTTTCGAGAGCGTCGCGGTGATTCCGACCGAGGACTCGAGCCAGCTTTGGGCCGTGGTCGTGCGCACGATCAACGGGGCCACGAAGCGCTACATCGAGCGATTCGAGGATGGCCTCGAGACCGACTCGGCCGTCACCGGCGCGGTCGCCGAGAACGCCATCACGGCCGCGGTCTGGGCGGCGGGTGTTCTTACCCTCACGCGCGCCGGCCACGGGTATTCGACCGGGAACAAAATCCGGCTTTCGAGCTTCACGCCGAGCTCAATCAACGCGGAATACACGATCACGGTGACGGGGGCGAACACCTACACCGTGGCGATCGCCAATGACCCGGGCGCGATCACCGTGATCGGCACCGATGCGCAGGCGACGAAGAACTGGGCGGGCCTCGGCCACCTTGAGGCGAAGACGGTAAACATCGTCGCCGACGGGTATGTCGCGAAGCCAAAGACCGTCGCCGCAGCGGCGATCGTGCTCGACAAGGCCGCCTACAAGGTCGAGATCGGCCTCGACTTCAAATCGACCATCGTCACGCTCCCGCCCGAGATCGCGACCACGACGGGCACCGCCCAGGGGAGCGCCATCTCGATTCACGAGGTCGTCGTTCGTTTTCACAAGACGAAGGGCGGCAAGGTGAACGGGCAGCCGATCCTCTCGCGCAAGTTCGGCACGGGCGCCGTACTCGATCAGCCGGTGCCTGAATTCACTGGCGACAAGCGCGTCGAGAACCTCGGATGGGGGCGCACCGGCGGCGGCGACTCAGACGGCACGATCACGATCGAGCGCGATCAGCCGCTGCCGATGCAGGTGCTCGGCGTCGTGGCGAAGCTTTCCTTGAACGAGGGCTGATTAATGTCCTGGCCCGCACTCCTGCTCATGGCCGCCGGTACGGTGCACGAGTCGCGCAGCATCCGGCGCGAAGGCTGGGAGACGCTGCTTCTGCATCAGGAGCGCGGTCGCATGGCCGGGCTCGATGCGACCGCAGAGCGCGAAGCCGCCGGCATGCGGGCGCACAAGATCCGCGGATCGGTAGGGGACGTGCAATCGGCTGCGCGCGCAGGCTTTGCCCGCGCCGGGGTCGACGTCACGAGGGGCACGCCGGCGACGGTTGAAAAGGAAATCGCGAGCCTCGCCGAGGAGGACGCGCTGACCGAGATTCTCTACGGCATGAAGCGAGCCGAGGCCCTTGACCGCGAGGCCGAGTTCGAGATGCGGGCCGGGGTCACGGCACAGAAGCAGGCGAGCCGGCGGGCGACCGGGTCGCTCCTTTCGGGCGGGGCGAAGATGTTCGCGATGGGCTGGGGGCGCTGATGGCGCGCATCAAGATCGGTAATTACGGGCAGCAGGTCGCGCCCCCGGTGCGCCAGCCGCGCCCGGATCTGCCGCGCAGGGGCCACGATACGTTCGGCCAGAGCCTGCAGCAGGCGGCCGTCGACATTCACGAGGCCGAGCTTCGCCGCCGCGGCAAGGAAGAGTCCGAGGCGAAGCGCATCGCCCAAGAGGCCGAGCGCGAGCGCCTGCAGAACGAGGAGCGGGCGCGGCGAAACAACATGGCGGCGACCTTCGCCCGCTATCAGGTGAACGTCGATCTCCTTGCAACCGGCGTCGGCTCGCGGCTCACCGACGGCGTGGTGAAGCGCGAGGATGCCGAAAAGGAGCTCGAGAGCGGCATCGGTGATCTGAAGAAGAAGATCCTCGAGCCGCTCGATCAGCGTAGCCGCGACGAGCTCGAGAATAACCTCATCATCTTCGACGGCCGGGCGCGGGCGAAATTCACCGAAGCCCTGCAGGTGCACGCCAAGCAGGAGCGCCTCGACGGCTTCAATGCCTCGATCGAGGAATTCCAGCGCCTCGCGCTCACCGACCGCCCGGGCGCGGTGCGCCAGGCCGAGATCCTGATCAAGGGCGAGGGCGTGGCGCTGCTCGGCGCCGAGAAGGCGGGCAAGGTGCTGCAGGCCTTCCGCGAGCAGGCCGCCTATATCGACCTCGACCGGCGCATCACCGCGTCGCAGCGCGATGCCACCTTGCTTGCCATTCTTCGCGAAGAGCTCGCCGGGCCGCAGTCGGCGGATCTGGCGCCGGAGCGCCGCCGCTTTCTCGAAGCGAACATTCAGCGCCACGAGCAGGCCCTCACCCTGAAAGCGGAGCGCGACGAGCAAAAGCGCCTCGCAGCCCTCGAGCGCCAGAGCCGGCGCCTTGCCTGGTACGTCGAGAACGGGCACGAGATCCCGGCGGCTGAATTCAATGGCTTCGTGGCGGCGGCGAAGGGAACCGAGTTCGAGCCCTTCGCGCAAGGCATCCTCGACGAGCAGCGCTCGGTGCGCGAGCTCGGGCGCATGACCCCGGCCCAGATGGTCGCCAAGGTGAAGGAGCTCGAGGGGAAATACGGCGCGACGCCTACGCGCGAGCAGATCATTCACCTCGACAAGATCAGGCGCTTCGCTGATCGGTCGATCAAGCTCCTGAACGATTCGCTCATCACGTTCGTCAACGAGCGCGACGGCGCGGCGATCGCCCCGCTCGACATGGCGGATCTCACCTCGTGGGGGGCGAACCTCGCTAGCCGCAGCGCCGTGCTCTCCGAGGCTTCGAAGAAATACGGCGTCGCGCCCAAGGGCCTCTTCCCGCAGGAGGCAGCGGCGTTCGCCTCGATGCTGCGCTCGGGCTCGATCGAGGACCGCCGGCAGATCCTCGCCACGCTGCGCCAGGGCTTCGCCGACGACGCGGTCTACAAGGCCACGATGCAGCAGATCGCCCCCGACGCTCCGGTGATCGCCGCGGCGGGGCTTGCGGCTGCGCGCGGGCTCGACGCATCGCGCGGCCAGGCGCTCGCCTCGAAGATCCTGCGCGGCGAGCAGCTGCTGCGCCCGAACCGCAGTGAAGACGGCAAGCCAGGCGCCGGCAAGGTGCTGCCGATGCCGAACGATCAGGACATGCTCAAGGTGTGGGCGGTGCGCTCGCGCGACGCCTTCGCCAATAACTCGGAAGCGGCCGACCTTTTCTTCCAGACCGCGCGCGCGATCTACGCCGCGGACGCCGACGACGCGGGCGACCTCTCGGGCGCGCTGAACGGCTCGCGCTGGGAAAGCGCGATCGACGAGGCAACGGGCGGCTTCGCCAAGCACAACGGCCGTCAGGTCGTGCTGCCGCACGGTGTGCCATACAGCGACTTCAGGGACAGCCTTCGCCGGCGCGTTGATCACCTCGTGGCGCAGGGTGCTGTCGAGGGCTGGACCGCGTCGCAGCTTATGGGCGTGCCGCTTCAGAATTCCGGCGACGGCCGGTACATCTTCCGCGTCGGCGATGCGGTGCTCGTGGACAAGGGCGGCAAGCGCGTCGAGCTCGACTTCAGCGTCTCGCCGCCGTTCAAGCCTTCCGGTGAAGCGCCAGATAGCGCGCCCGGCGGCAAGGGCATCACCACGAAGAAGGGCAGGAGCTCCGGCAAATGAGCTTCGAGCTCGTCGAGACCGAGCGCAATCTCGCTCACCTGCGACCGGTAACGAGGCCAGAGCCCGGCGCCTGGGATAACTTTCTTTCGGGCACCGCACGCTTCACGATGCAGGGGTTCGCGAAGGCCGGCCGTGCGGCGAGCATGGCGGCTGCGGCCCCGCTTCTCGTCTTCGACACCGCGGCGAGCGGCACCGAGCTCTCGGATCGCTACTTCCGCTTCCATGACGAGGTGTTCGGCTCGGCGGTCGAGCATTGGACGCCAAAGCCCGGCGAGGTGGGCGCGGCGGCAGAGATCGCCGGCATGCTTCTCTCGACGCTGCCGCTCGCCATCGCCTCCCCGGCTGCCGCGGTCGCCGTGACGCAGCTATCCGCAGCCGAAGACCTGGTGAGGAAGGGCGTCGATGCCGGTAAAGCGCAAGCCGTGGGCGCGGTGCAGGCGGCAGGGCTCGGCCTGGGGATCTGGGTCCCGATCCTCGGGCAGACCGGCTTTCAGCGCATGATCGTCGGCGGCGCCGGTTTCAACATCGGCCAGGGCGTCGTGAGCCGTGGCGTCTCCGGCTCGATCTTGGAAGGCACCGCGGCGGCCGAAGACTACGCGGCCTTCGATTGGTCGGCGGTCACGCTGGACGCGCTCCTGGGCCTCGCGTTCGGCGGGATGGCGCATCTATCCCCCGCCCAGCGCAAAAGCGGCGAGCGCGCGTGGAAACGCATTCACGAATGGGTTTCCGGGGCGAAGCCATCCGACATCGACGCGCTCGCCGCGCTCCGGCAGGCGCAGCACCTCAATGTCGAGACGGCGCCGGGGCGGCTGACTGAGCCCGCGGACATCGAGGCGCATGTGCAGCGAGTGCGCACCGCGATCGAGCAGCTGGCGAAAGACGAGCCGGTCAACGTTTCCGATCTGCCGGCACCGAAGGGCGAGGCGGATCCGGCGCGCGCAGCCGAGAACGAGCGGGTTCTCGTTGCAATGCAGAAGGAAGCCGCGGCGCTCGCCAAGGCTTACGACATCGTTCTCGAAGATCCCATCGGCCCGGTGAACGACCCGATGGTGCGACTCACCCCGGAAGAGATCGGCGAGGTGATCGTCGAGCGCGGGCCGGTCTGGCAGAAAGGCGAAGCCGAGATCCGCGTCGGGGGCTTCGGCCTCGTGAAGTTCATCTGGAAGCACGGCGAGAAATCCGGCAAGGCGAAGGGCAGCCAGGTCACGCGCGAGGATGTGCTGCGCGCCCCGGAGGTGATGCGCAATTTCGAGCCGATCAAGGATGAGACCGCGCCAGACGGTAAGCGCTCGATCGACTGGCAGGTGAAGCGCGCCGACGGCAAGAAGGTGATCTACAGCGTCTCGAAGTTCACCGACGGCGACGGCCAGCATCACCTGGTGAGCCTCTTCGTGAACGACCGCGACGACCCGCGCTTTAGCTCGAAGCCGCTCTCGAAAGAACGAAACCGCCGGCCTGAATCTCCGGGCGTCGCTTCTAAGGCGAGCCCCCGGGATACCGGCGCTGAGACTTCCTCCTCGTCTCAACGCGGTCAGGACAGCGGTTCTGCGGCCAGTGTAAGGCCCGACGCCGAAGGCGGTCAACCGCGCCCCGATCCGCTCGCCGATGAGGCCGCGCGCTTCGTCACCGAGAACCCGGACCTCGAGCTCGTCGTCGGGCGCAACGCCGACGGCACGCCCATCGTCATGAAGGCGAAGGATTTTCTCGCCGAGTCCGAGCGCCTGGTGCGCGAGGCCGGGGAGGACGCGAAGCTCTTCGATGTCGCCGCGGCCTGCATGCTGGGAAGCTCCTGATGGCCTATCAGCACTGCATCGGGCGCCTCACGCAAGCCGCCGGCCGCTCGCTTACCCAGCAGGAGATCGAGCGCGTCTTCGAGCGCATTCACCGCGCTGCGCTCGACATCAAGGCCGGGCGCTCGACGGGACCCTCGGGCATGGGCCAGGCGGTCGATGGCGTGGTCCAGCTGGCAGCCCGCGAGGCGGCGGCGCAGCTGATCCACGAAGCGGCGGTCGCTGCGAAGCAGGCGCACCTTCAGCTGACGCGGCTCGCCGCACGCATGGGCGAGGTGCAGCAGATGACGGCCGCCGGCGTGAAGCCCCTCGATGCGGTCGAGAAGACCATCGCGCGCGACTTCTCCGGGCGGGTCAACGTCGAATCGCTCGAGCAGCGCGTCGCCGGGCAGCGCGGGGATCTGCTGCGCCGGCTACTGCCGACCTGGGAGGCGCTGGGCGCCGATTGGCTCGGGTTTTTCCAGTCGAAGGAAAAGCTGCTGACGCTCGTGCGCGAGCTACGCGGCGAGCAGACGGGCGATGCGCTCGCGGCGCGCGGGGCGAAGGCCTTTCACGAGACCGCCGAAGAGGCGAGGCTGCGTTTCAACGCGGCGGGCGGCGACATCGGGCGGCTCGACGACTGGGGCATGCCGCAGCATCACTCGCAGTTCAAGGTCGCATCCGCCGGGCGCGACGCCTGGGTCGATCAGATCCTGCCGATGCTCGATCGCGCGCGCTACGTCGACGACGCGGGCGTGCCGTGGTCGGACGCGCAGCTGCGCGCGTTTCTGGGCAAGGCCTGGGATTCGATCGCCACGAACGGGCACGCGAGCGCCGAGCCCGGGGCGCGCACCGGCGGCAAGAGATCGAACCGCCACGCCGAGCGCCGGCAGATCCATTTCAAGGATGCCGACTCGGTGATCACCTACTGGGACGGCTTCGGCGAGAAGACCGCAGCCGAGATCCTGCTCGGGCACGTCGAGACGATGGCGCGCGACATCGCCTTCGTCGAGCACTTCGGGCCGAACCCGGACACGACCTACGCGACGCTGCGCGACCAGGCGCTGAAAGCAGCGAGCACCGCAGAGCCGAGGAAAACTACGAATTTCGAAGGTCGCGCGGTGAAGCTCGACATCCTGTACGACTACGCCGCGGGACGCATCAAGCCGACGGCGAACCGCACCGTTTCGGGCATCGCCGACGGCATCGCGCACCTGAACGTCGCCGGCAAGCTCGGCGGCGCCGCGCTGGCGTCCTTCTTCGGCGACAAGCCGATGCTGGAAGCGGTCTCGCATCTCAACAATCTGCCCGCCGTGCAACGCTGGCGAAACGAGCTCGCGCTGCTCAATCCAGCGAACGCGCAGGACCGGCGCCTCCTGCAGCGTCAAGGCCTGATGCTCGACACCGTGCGCTCGGGACTTCAGCGCTTCTATGAGGGCCTGGGCTCGAGCGGCTTCACCGGGAAGCTCGCGAATAGCGTGATGCGGGTCACCGGCATGCAGGCCATCAACGACATCCGCAAGGGCTCCTTCGGCCTTTCGCTCATGGGCGCGATCGGCCACGAGCTCGGCGCCGGCCGCGCCTTCGGTGACCTTCACGCCTCCGACATCCGGGCGCTCAAGCACTTCGGCATCAGCAAGACCGAATGGGAGGTGTGGAAGCTCGCGCGCCTTGAGAACCTGGGCGGCGGCAACGACGCGGTGCTCACGCCCGAGGCGATCGCGCGCATCTCGGACGCGGACCTGCAGCGCGCCGGCATCACGGGCGCGGCGAGCACCGCCGAGGATGCGGCCAAGATCCGCAACGACGCCATCGTGAAGCTGCTCGGCGCGGTGAACACCGAGAGCGAGTTCGCCATCGTCACCCCGGGCTGGAAGGAGCGCGCGGCCTTCTACGGCGATCTTCAGCGCGGCACGGCGAAGGGCGAGATCGTGCGCTCTTGGCTTCAGTTCAAATCGTTTCCCTGGGCGTTCGTCATGCGCTCGATGGACGCCATCGCGAACAAGGAGACGCCGGTGTCGAAGGCGGCGATGACCGCCTACGTCGTCACCGCGACGACCCTCGCCGGGGCGCTGCTGCTCCAGACCCGCGAGATGCTCGCCGGGAAGGACCCGCGCGAGATGAAGGACGCGCGCTTCTGGGGTGCCGCGTTCCTGCAGGGCGGCGCGCTCGGCATCTACGGCGACTTCCTGTACGGGGCGACGCACACCCGCTACGGCTCGGGCATCCTCGAAGCGGTGTCAGGCCCGACGATGGGGCCGCTTCTCGAGCTCGGGCTCGTGCAGCCGCTCGATGCGATCGGCAAGAGGATCCAGGGCAAGGAGTCCCACTTTCTCGCCCGGCAGTTTCAGGACCTGAAGGGCTTCGTCCCGGGCGGGAACATTTGGTACGCGAAAGCGGCGCTCGATCACCTCGTTTTTCAGCAGGTGATGGAAGCGCTCTCGCCCGGATACCTCGCCTCGATCCGCTCGCGCACGATGAAGGAATATCAGCAGGATTGGTTCTGGGCGCCCGGTGAGACTACGCCCGACCGCGGCCCCGACCTCGGAGCGGCCTGGCGTTGAGCGCACGCACCGAAATGTACGCAAGCCATATCGCGCCTGCGACGCCTGCGAGGCCGAGCGGGATCACAAGCAAGGGCTCGTCCATGAGATCGGGCACGAGCATCTTGCCAAGGGCGAAGAGCCCGAAGATCAGGCCCGCGGCGACGACGTTGATCGCGACGAAGAAGGCATTGACGGCGAGCCAGGCAACGAGCGCACGCACGGCGCGGAGCATACACCCATGAGACCCGAACAAGTCACCGCCCTGGTAGCTCTAGAGGAGCAGCTGGTCGACCTCTTCAGCGCGGAATGCAAGCCCGGGGAGTGGCCCGACATGAAGACGGTGCAATCCCGCGGCGATCGCTATTGGCACAAGAAAAACGCATTAGCGACCCTCACGCTGGTAGGCCGTATTCAGACTGTGCTCCGCGATGCGCGCACCGACGGCGGGGCGGCTGGCGAAGAGGGCAAGGGCGAGCCGCGCTCCGGTGATGGCGAAGCTTCGATCGAACGGGAAGCCGCGGCCTTAGAGAAGCAAGGGGTCGCGCTGCTAAGGCGGCATGAAAAGCGGAGGCGTTAGCTTTCTAGCGTTCTTCCTCAAATGGGCCGAATACAAAAAATGGAAAGTGCCCGCGCTGCATGTTCTGATCTGCCAGTGGCTCGACGGCGCTTGGCGCATCGGCGTGCTCCTCGCCTTCAGGGGCGCCGCGAAGTCGAACATCCTCGGCTGCTACATCGCCTTTCGGCTCTGGCAGGACCGCAACTACCACGGGCTGTTGCAGGGTGCCGACGACAAGGTCGCGCGCAAGGTGAGCCGGCACGCGAAAGACGTGATCCGCCGGCACCCGTGGCTCGCCCGGGAAAACATGATCAACCTCGCGGACTGGGCGCTCGAGCGCTTCTCGGTCATGGGTAACGAAGACCCGCGCGACCCGTCCTGTGCCGCGCACGGGATCATGTCGAACGTCACGAGCTCGCGCGCGACCGAGGCGATCAACGACGACGTCGAGGTGCCGAAGAACATCAAGACGCCGGAGGCCCGCGAGAAGCTGCGCGAGCGGCTCGATGAGCAGACGCACATCCTCGTGCCCAGCGGTCGCAAGCTCTACGTCGGCACGCCGCACACCCACGACTCGATCTACGAGCAGGTCGTCGCCGAGGGCGCCGATGTGCTGAAGATCCCGCTCTTTGATCATCACGTCAGGTACGAGGACAAGGCGACGCTTAAGCAAAAGCGCTTCGTGTTCCCGTTCGAGCCCGCCGACGCCGAAGATCTTTACGTCTTCCACGGCATGAAGCTCCTACGCGAGGGCGTGCACTACCAGGTGAAGAAAAGCGCCGTCGTCTTCGATCGCGCGCCCGGCGGCGTGGTCGACATCTACGCCGGAAACAACTGGCCCGAGCGCTTCGACCGCAAGGAGATCGCCTTCCGCCGCGGCGAGTGCCGCACGATCAACGCCTGGGATTCGCAATATCAGCTGCAGGCGAAGCCCGTGCACCAGGTGCGCCTCGACCCCGAGCGGCTCATCGCCTACGAGCTCGAGCCGCAGATCACGGTCGCCGGCGGCGCGGTGCGCATGATGCTCGGCACCGTGCGCATCGAGGGCGCGGTCCTCTACTGGGACCCGGCCCTGGGGAAGAAAGGCACGCACGCCTCGGCGGTGTCGCTCGTCCTCACTGACGAGCGCGGCCGGCTCTACTGGCAAGTCGCGCAGGCGCTGCGCGGCGATGTGTACGACGAAGAGAACACGGCGAACAGCCAATGCCATCAGGTGCGCGAGCTCGCGGTCCACTTCCAGCTTGAGAACGTGCACCTCGAGGTGAACGGGCCCGGGACCTTCATCCCGCCGCTACTTCGCCGAGCGCTCGCCGGCACGGGCTGCGGGGTGATCGAGGTCGTGCGCACGAGCGAGCAGCAGAAGTGGAAATACATCCTTGAGGCGCTCGAGCCGCCGCTCTCGGGGCAGTTCCTCTGGGCGCACGTCTCGCTATGGGAGACGCCGCTCATCGCGCAGATGCAGGATTGGATCCCGGGCGTCGACGGCCAGGCCGACGACTATATCGACTCGGGCGCCGGCGCCGTGAAGCAAACGCCGATCCGCATCGGCAAGGTGATCGGCAACGTGGCGGAGCTCAAGCGTAAGAACTGGCGGCCGAGCTCGGGCGTTCACGACGTGACGGTCGACCTGCACTAATGCCCGTCGGAGTCTACCCAGGCGCAAATAGCTACACCGGAAACGGTGTCGCGACGGTCTTCGCCTATAGCTTCCGCATCCTCGCCTCGGCGGATCTGAAGGTCATCGTCGGCGGCGTGACGAAGGTGCTCACGACCGATTACACGGTCTCGGGCGTGGGCGATGCGAACGGCGGGAACGTGACTTTTGTCGCGGCGCCGGCGAACCTCGCGGCGATCACCATCGAGCGGGCCCGGGCTTACAAGCGCGATACCGATTATCAGCGCTCGGGCAGCTTCGACGAGGAGACGGTCGACGCTGACTTCGACGCCACGGTCATGCTGATTCAGCAGGTCGAGGCGATCACGAAGCGCTCATTCAAGGCTCCGGTCGACGTCGTCACCGATCAGGTGCTGACCTCCGCGGACTGGACCGCGCGCGCCGGCAAGGCGCTCGGCTTCAGCGGCGCCGGGGTGCTGACGCTCCTCTCGCAGTTGCCGAACGCGGTCACTACTGCCTTCGTCGACACGCTGCTCGACGACGCGACCGCCGACGACTTCCTGCAGACCCTGCTCGCCGCGCTCACCGAGGACACGGACCCTGACGAGTCGGCCGACTTCCTCCTCGCTTACGACACGAGTGCGAGCGCCGTGAAGAAGGTGAAACCCTATCGCGTGCGCACCCGGCGCGTACCGGGCGGGCGACTCAGCCTAGAGACTGGCGTGGCGGTCTCAACGTCCGACCAAGCCGGCAAGACCTCGGTCTTCTACACGCCATATCAAAGCGACGAGGTCGAGCTCTATGACGGCACCGCCTGGGTGCCGCATGTCTTCACCGAGCTTTCCCAAACGACGGCCGATAACACGAAATCGCCGGCAGCGGTCGCCAACAATTCGAATTACGACGTTTTCGCGTGGGACGACGCCGGCACGCTGCGGGCGACGCGCGGCCCGGCTTGGACCTCCGACACGGCTCGCGGCGCTGGCGCTGGCACGACCGAGCTCGAGCTCTTCGAGGGCCGCCACGTCAACAAGGTCGCGATCACGAACGGCCCGGCGGCGCGGCGCGGTCTGTACGTCGGCACGATCCGCTCGGACGGCAGCGCGCAGATCAACGACACGCTCGCGAAGCGGCACGTCTGGAACACCTACAACCGTGTCCTGCGCGCGATGAAGGGAGCGACTGAGACTACAGACTCGTGGACTTATACCACCGCGACTTTTCGACAGGCTAATGCCAACGCCGCGAATCAACTGGACTATGTTGCGGGGTTGGCCGAGGACGCCGTGTTCGCTCAAGTGTTCGCCTCAGCACAAAACAACGCAGCAGCTAACACCGTCGGGATGAGGGCAGGCATTGGAGTTGACTCAACCACGACGACCAGCGCGCAACAAATGACGATCGCAAACAACATCGTTAGTGCGTCAGCCATGCCAGTTCTCGCGTCTTACAGAGGCATCCCGGGGATAGGCCGTCGCTTCTTGGCTTGGCTCGAATGGTCAACGGCAAGCGGAACCACGACTTGGTTTGGCGACGATAGCGTGCCGGATCGTGTCCAACACGGAATTATCGGTGAGGTGATGGCATGAGCGCGATTGCCAAACTCGACGCTGCCATCAAAGCGGTCTGCCCGATCCACGGCGTCAGCATTGGGCGCTGGGACGATCGCTCCACCTGGCGCATCGACTTCAAGGGCGAGGCGACGCCTGAGCAGCGCGCGGCGGCCCAATCGGTCGTCGATAGCTTCGACCCGACCATCACGCAGGACGACCTCGCAGCCTGCGCGATCGACCGCATCGACCCTCTGATGTTCGACGCGCTCTTGACCAACGAGAACAAACATCGAGCTCTCGAACTGAAGCAGCCGCTAACGCCAGCGGAATTCCGCGCCGCGCTGATCGCGCGCTGGAAGGCGCTCAACCCATGAGCGGCGACTGGGTCACGTGGGCGTTGCAGGCGCTGATCATCCTCAGCGTCGGGCGGGTGTGGTACGCGCTCGACAAGAACACCGAATCGCTCGCCAACCTGCGCGAGGAGCTCCCGAAGACCTACGTCGACAAGCTCGCCCACGAGAAGCTCGAGACCTATACGCACGAGAACGTGCACGATCTCAAAGACAAGCTGCACGGGCTTGAGCTCGCAGAGGCAAGACGGGCAGGGCTGGGAGGGCAGGGGTGAGGCGATTGCTCCTCGCCGTGTCCACGGCGACCGCGCTCGCGGGCTGCGCCACGGTGCCGGAATGCGAGGCCTTCGACGTCGGCATTTTGGACACCCAGGCGGGGCGGTTCTACCTGCTAGACCAGGAGAACCTCGAGAAGCTCTTCGTGCGACAGCTGCACCTGCAGGAAGGCAAATGCCGGCTGCCGCTGCCGCCGGTCGAGGGCGCGGAGATTTAGATGTCGAGCGATTTCCGGCAAGGCCTCATCGCCGGGATCCTCCTGTGCGTGGTGCTGCTCGTGGCGATCGGCGGCTTCGGCAAGCTCTTCGCTGGCGAGACCTGGCTCGTCGGCTCGATCGCCTCGCATCACTTCGACAGCGGTCGCGAGCGCGGCTACGAGCAGCGGAACTGGGGCCTCGGCATCGAGCAGCGCCTTCACCACGGCATCGCCATCACGGCGGGCTTCTACCGTAACTCGCAGCGCACCGACTCGATCTACTTCGGCGCCGCCTGGATGCCGCTCAAGCTGGGCCCGGTGAGCTTCGGCATGGCGGCCGAGCTCGTGAGCGGCTACACGAAGGGCGAGCCGCTGAAGGCAGTCTTCCCGGTGATGGGCGTCGAGCTCGCAAAGGGCTTCGGGATCAACGTGCCCTATGTGCCGAAGACCGAGCGCAACGTCGCGGCCGCGGCGCTGCAGGTCCGGTTCCTCTACCCGTGGTGAAGCTGACGCCGCACTTCACGCGCGAAGAGCTCGCCTGCAGGCATTGCGGCCGCATGACGATCCCGATGCCCTCGATCGAGCGGCTCGAGCGGGTGCGCGTGCGCTGCGGCTTCCCGTTCATCGTGTCGAGCGGCGATCGCTGCCCGGACCATAACGAGGACAAAAGCTCGACCGGTCGCGACGGCCCGCACACGCGCGCCGCGTTCGACATCGTGGTCGTCGGCGACAAGGCGCTGCGCCTGGTGCAGGTCGCGATCGAGGAAGGCTTCATCGGCATCGGGGTCAAGCAGCACGGCCCGCACGGCAAGCGCTTCATTCACCTGGATGACCTGCCGAACGCGCCCGGGCAGCCGCGGCCCTGGCTGTGGAGCTACCCGTGAAGGTGAACTTCCTCACGCTCCTGCAGGTGATCAAGGGCAGCGGCGATCGCTGGAAGCTCGCCGAGCCCTTCAGCGCTTACCTCGACACCGACGAGCTACACCGCGCCAAGGTGCCGGGCGCTGTCGGCTACATGCTCACCGTTCCGGCCGGCTTCGAGATGGACTTCGCCTCGGTGCCGCGCATCCCGTTCGCCTACTGGCTGGTCGGCAACGTGGCGCACCGTTCCGCGGTCCTGCACGATTACCTCTACGCCGTGCGCGCGCCGCGCGAGCTCGCCGATCAGGTCTTCCGCGCCGCGATGGAAGCCGAGGGCATCCCGGCTTGGCGCCGCTCGCTCATGTATTCGGCGGTGCGCGCCTTCGGCGGGTCGTACTACGAAGAGCGCGCAGAGCCCGAGGTCGCGCCGCCGCAGTGAGCAGCAAGCCGCTCACCGACAAGCAACGCGAGGTGATCGAATGGGTCTGCCTCGGCAAGACGAATGGCGAGATAGCGCAGATCCTCGGCAAGAGCGAGCGCACGGTGCACAACACGATGCACGCCGTTTGCCGCAAGCTGAACGCATGCAATCGAACGGCCGCTGCGGTGAGGTACGTCGCGCCCGACTGGATCACGAAGAAGCTCGGCCTGTAAAGCCGCTAGGCTGCTCTTCGAATCCTGACGTAACTCGTTATTTTCCCGTGCGGAACAGCCTCGGCTGTCCGTGGGGACGCCATCCTATCCCGACGAGTGAGCGGGATTTTGTAATGAATCCGAGCGCTTAAGGTCTCAGCATTCAGCGTCACGCGCTCGACCGTGGCGAGCAGGAAGTCCTTCAGCTTCTCCCGGTCGAAGCGCTGCATATCGGTCGCGAGCGCATCGAGGAGCCCCGCGACCTGGTCCTCGGTGACCGCGCGCGCCGCAGCTGCGGTCGCTGCATCGCGTCGGGCCTGGGCGATCTCCCGCTCGATTCTCTTGCGATCGCGCTCGAGCTCGGCCACCTTGCGAAGCGCCGGCTCGGCGACGTCGTTCTTCTCGGCCATCTCCATGAAGCGCGAGATCCTGCCCACGAGCGCCGCCTCGGAGGCGCGCAGGCGCTCGATCTCGGCATCGAACTCCCGCCCGTAGGATGAGCGCACCCGGCGCACCAGCGCGGCGCTGAAGGCCTGCGAGCGCAGATCCTGGGCGATGCGGCCCATGATCGCCTCGTCGACGTCGCGCGCTGGCAGGTAGGCATTGCCGGCGCGGTAGTACCGGGAGCGCTCCCCGTACCAAGGCACGCCGGCCGAGGTGCGAAGCAAGCCCGTGAGCAGATAGTCGGCAGCGGTGCGCCGCGGGCGAGCGGCCGACGCTTCCTCGAGCCTGCTCACAAGCGCCTCGGCCTCGCTGTCGGTGATCAGCGCCTCGTGCGTGTCGCGCTGCACGACCCACTCGGCGCGCGGCCGGCGTTTCGTTCCGGCGCCTGGCTCGGCGTGCACGTACCACACCGTATGCCCGGCATAGGTGAGCGCGTTCCACTCGATGCCGACGAGCGAGCTATCGTTCAGCGTGAGGCCGAGCCTGCGGGCGAGCGGGACGCGCGCGGCACCGGCGGCTCGCTCCTTCAGGTAGCGCTGCACCAGCTGCGCATCGCTCGATGGCACCAGGCGCGACTTCAGGACGGGCTTGCCCTCGCGCATTGCCCCGGTGTCGACGTAGTCGAGCTTGTAGCCGATCGGCGCTCGGCCGCCGGCGCGAAAGCCGCGGCGCACGTTCTGGCGCATGCCGGCGATGGCCTTTCGCCTGGACACAAGCGAATGCCATTCGTCGACGCCGTGCAGCACCGCCTTGATGAGCGCGCGCTCGGCGTCCTCGGATTCGGGGATGCTTTTATAGACGACGGTGACGCCCTTCTGGCGACAGACGTCCTCTTCGAACTTGACCGCTGCGGCGAGGCGCCGGGCGATCCTGCTCGTGTCGAGCACGATGATCACCTGCCAGCCGCGATCGCGCCGGCCCGCCGCTTCGATCAGGTCCTGAAAGCCGGGGCGGTCGTCGTCTTTGCCGGATTCGACGACGTCGCGGAACTCGCCGACGACGGCATAGCCGCGGTCAGCCGCGAGCTTGGCGAGCTCGTGGCGCTGGGCTTCGATCGAGACGTCGTGGCGATCCTTGCTGCTTCGCAGGTACAGGACCGCGTTCGGCTTCTTGGTCATTCAGGAAGGCCTCGAGCAGCGGAAGGGCGGCATCGGCGGCAAGCTCCGGGTCGGGTCCCGGCGCGGAGTCTAGCACCCGCACCTTCGCCCTCATCGGCGCCCCGGCCGCGGGATCTGGGTGTCGGGCTTAAACACGATGTCGACTCGGCAGGCGCACCGCGGCCAAGTGCACGGCACCTGCTTCGCCGCATTGAGGCAGACGCACTTCGGAATGGTCAGGCGCTCACGGGGCGGGATATTCGGCGCGCCGCTCATGCCGGCACCTTGGCGACCGCGGCCTCGAGCTCGTCGACCCGCCGAGAAAGTGCCTCGTTGCCGTTCTTGAGGGCGGCGAGCTCGGCCCTCATGGCGTCGAGGTCGCGGCGCAGCGATTCCGGGGTCAGCCTATGGTGATAGTCGTTACGACATTTGTCCGAGCAGAACCGCTGCCAGTGGCGTTTAGACGTGAAGAGTGTCGAGCACGTCTCGCAGGTCAACTGCTTCGGCTGCTTCGCGCCAGCGGGCTCTGAATGCATTCCAGAGGTGCTCACGGCTCGACCTTCTCCTGCTGCTTGGCCTGCCATTGCCGATACGCCTCCTGATGCTCCGGGCAAAGGTGCTTGTCGTGGGCGACCTCCTGGGCGTGGGCCTGGCAGATCGGCTTATCGCAGGTGCGCGGCTCGCCGCTTCCCTTGCGGCGCCCGACCTTCCAGTCGCAGAGGAGCGTGCCTTCGGCGGCGCACCAGCCGCAGCGCTTCGGCTTGCGACCGCGGCTGCATACGATCACGCCGGAGCCGCCGAGGTTGACGTGGTCGCAGGGCATCAGCCGTTTGCCGCCATGTCTTTTGCAACGAGCACGATCCGGCGGAAGGGGTTCGGGCGCTTCGCCTCGGCGAGCCGGTTCAGCTTCACCCACCAGGCGGCGTTATAGGCGAAGGTCCAGAACTTGTATCGGGCGAGCGCGTCGATCGCTTTCCGGGCGGCCTCGTCCATCTCGCGCTGAAGCTTCTCGTTCATTTGCTTTCGATCAGGACGTGGGAACCCTCGAAGATCACGACGTCGGCTTCGAGCGCGTCTTCCGGCCCGAGGTCAATCTCGACGGCCTCGCCGCCGCTCTCGGGGCCGGTGATGACGTGGCTGGTCAGCACCTTCACCGGGATGTATGGCGGGTATTTCTTCAGTTCCTCGATGAGGTCGGCGACGCTCACGGCATCGGGCCCTTCGGGAACGGCCAAGCCGCGGCTGGATCGAGCTTCGGCGCCGCCGGCCGGAATATCTGCTGCAGCGCGTTACGCGCGGCGCAGATTAACTTGAAATTGCCCTTGGCGATCTCGTCGCGCCAGATGTAGCGGCCCTCGTCGGCCTCGCCCTCGAGGCGCATATCCTCGCTATTGCACGAGTCGAAGATCACCTTGCCGTTTCCGGCCCGGACCTCGTGATAAACGGTATCCGCCTCGCGCGTGTCGCCGGAGCCATCTTTCCAGGGCGTCAGCGATGCCTTGGCTTCGAGCGGTTCGAGCGCCTTCAGAGCGTTCAGCGTCGCGATCACCTGCTTCATCGCGGCGAGCTCGTGGTCGGCCTTCTCCTGCTTCATCTTCCCGGCGGCGACCCACTTCGGGTAAACGCCCTCGCGCATGGCGATCTCGCGCGCCACGGCGGCGATCTGCTGGTCGAGGTTCACGGCTCGATCTCCTCGGCATCCGGCCCGGCGAGCAGCCGCCGACGATGATCGTCGGGCATGTTGCGAAGCGCCTCGCGAAGGCCGTAGCTGCTGACCGGCGCGTGCCGGATCTGCGCTGCGGCCAGGCGGGCGATCTGCTCGTCGACCGGATTGATCGCGTAAATCGCGCCGGCGCCGTACATCGCGCTGTGCGCCGCGATCGTGCCCTCACCGTTACGGGCCTCGATCTCCGGCACGTCGACCCGCACGAAGCCCTGCCCGGCGATGGTCTGCTCGGTCATGAAGCCGGCGATGCGCGCGTGCCCGAAGAGCTCGAGGATCACCCACATGCTCTGCGCTGTTTCCTTGATCTCGAACACGGCCTACTCCTCGCCCAGGCGCGCGTCGGTGCTGTGCTCGAGCTCCGACTCCGGCGGCTTGATCGACACGCCGATCTCGGTGCCGACCAGCATGCAAAGCTTGCCGAAGGCCTTCTCGTCGGGGTGCGCCTGAACGCGGCAGGTGACCACGACCGAGCCGCCCTCGAGCGGCTCAAGCCTGAATTCGTTCACGAGGCAGGTCGGCAGCACGATATGGGACTTCTCGGTCGTGCCGTAGTGCACCGTCACCGCGGCGCCGATGATCTCGCCGTCCCACTTGTGCGGGCCCTTCAGCTGCGGGAAGCGCAGCATCGTCGCGTGGCCGGGGTCGGCCTGGCTGATGAGGTCGGGACGGTCCTCGTCCTTCACGTAAAGCAGCGACTTCAGCGTCGGGTGAAACTCCGCGAGATCATCGTTCGCGAGCGTCGCCTCGATCTTGATGTCGCAGGCCGACTTCGGCTCATCGCCGTGGAGCTCGGCGCGCGGGTTCACGTTGACGATCTTCACCTTTTCGTTTTGCAGCGAGAACTTCAGCATCTGGGTCTCCCTTGGGTTGATGGTGGGCGCGGGCGCGTCTCTGTCTCTCGGGCTGCCAGAGAAGCTCGTCGCTCGTGGCCTAGCCCGCTACCCGTTGAAAGCGTCAGGCCGCTTGCAAAATCGGAGCGGCTGCCAGTAGCTCGATCAGCTTGTCGGCCTGCCTCTTGAAGGCTTTGCGCCGTGCGGCGGCGGCGGCGGCGTAGGCGGCGGCGTAGGCGGCGTAGGCGGCGGCGGCGGCGGCGTAGGCGTAGGCGGCGGCGGCGGCGGCGGCGGCGGCGGCGGCGTCGGCGGTATCTCGCGCTCGCAGCCACTCTGCTCTTGCCACCTTCTCGCCACGCGCGGCGCGAGCGTAGAGCTCGGCCACCAGGCGAATCGCGTCCTTCGAGCGCTGGCTGCGCGCGTACTGCAGCACACCATCGGTCGGGTCGACCAGCAGCCAATGCGCGAAGTGGTACCAAACCTTCGAAAGATCGGCGCCCGGCTGGATCGCCGAGAGGAAGCGAGGGGGGAATTCCTTCGCGTCGCCGTTCTCGAGGCCCTCGAAGATGCGGTCTTCCAGGCGGGCGAGAATCCTCGGGATGCCGAGCTCGGTCTCATAGCGCCCGTGATCGGCGCCGTGAATCGTGCAGCCGACAGCGCAGCCATTGCCGTTCTCCCAGTAGAAGCCGTGCCGGATCTCGTCGGCGAGGGCGTGCGCCTTCACGCGATCGAGGTACTTTGCCTTCACGTTCTGATCGCCGTGGAAAGCGACGAGCGTTTTCATGCTGATCTCCCTTGCGTTGGTCTGATGAATCGTCGGAATCGCCGCATCGCGCGCCGCGTCAGGCGCTCGCTTTCGGCCCTCTTGAGCAGCGTCGCCCGCGACGGCGAGCCGGGCGGGACGCGCCACGGCAGCTGCAGCTGTGGCGCTCGGCTCACTTCTTCGCCTTGGGCTTCTCGTTGATCACCTTGAGGCGCGCGGCGACCGCCTTCTCCCAGCGCTCCTCGGAGCGCAGCATGATCGGCACGTTCTTCTCGGTATAGGCCGTGATCTCCTCGGCGCTGGTGAGCGAGTCGAGCGACGCGATGTGGTCGATGACCGTGCGGTCGGCATCCGCCGGCGCACCGGCCTCCGGCTTCGGCTCGTCTTTCTTCGCGCCGCCGGTCGCCGCGTTCTTCAGGGCCGCGCTCGCGCTGCGCTCGCTCGCCTGCTGCGGCGCGGGGAACTGCTCCTCGACGGTCGTGTCGCCTTCCTTCAGCGCGGTGAGCAGCCCGCGCAGCACGACGATGTGATCGAGGGTGATGTCCTCCTCGCCGCGCACGCCCAGCTTTTCGAACACCTGCTCGGGCTTGACGCCGAATTTCTGGAAGTTCTGCAGCGACACCGAGCGCCGGTTCGCCAGCGTCTGAAAGTCGCCCATGATCGTTTTGCGGGCCGACTCGTAGATCGACGCCCAGATCGCCTTCGGCACGCCCTTCAGGATGGCGTTACGCAGCGCGATCGAGCAGGCAGCGTTCGCGGTGACGCCGATCATGTCGGCGCTATATCGGCGCCCCTTGCTGTTCGTGATGCGCCGCTTCACCTCGTAGCCGATGGCGGTGTTCTTCTCGAGGTCCCAGTGCACGCCCTGGGCGGTGACGAACTCGCCGTCCTCGTCGACCACGCGCGCAGCCGAGCGGCAGTTGCCCCAGCTGTAGGCGACGATCTCGGCGAACCGGGCACTCGGACCCTCGATGGTTTTGCCGTCGCGCGGCAGCGCGTAGATGCATTCCTGCGCGACTTCCTCGGTCAGGCTGACGAGCGAGGTCGCCTCGCCGACGAACTTCGTCACCGAGCGCGGGTAGCGGCGCGCGGTCGCGATCTGCATGTCGATCTCGGACTTGTTCAGCATGGCAAGTGCGCCGGCATCGGCCGGCGACATCGGGAGCTCGCGCTCGATCACTTCGCCTTCGACGACCTGATTCATTGCTTACCTTTCTTTCTCGGAGTGGAAAACGTGACAAAGCTGATCGACTTGGTGCACTCGGCCGCGATGTCGGGGTGATCGCGCTTCAGGCGCTCACCGTCGAGCCGGCTCTGCGTCTGCAGGCCGACCGTCAAAATGGGCTTGCCTTCGAAAAGGAGCGCGTGCACCCCGGGCGCCGCGGCTGCCGTGGGCTTGGCCTCGCCCTTGGGCGTGAGCTCGATGGCGCCCTTGCCCAGCATGAATTCGCCGATCTGAAACTTGAGCTCTTCCTGCCCCTGCTCGGCGGTGCGCTGCGCTGCACGAAGGCCGTTCAGCTGCGCGACGAGGTCGGCGATCTCGGGTGTCGCGGTGATGCGGATCGGCTCCTTGCGGCGGAAAAGCTGAACGACGTCGGGGAGATTGACCGGCGCCGGCGCCAGATCGGCGAGCACGTTGTATTGCCAGAAAGCGCTTTCCTTCGCGCGCAGGCCCTCGATCGTCTCCTCGTCGCGCTTGAGCCAGTAGACGCAGAGATTGTCGGCGCCGACCAGCACGCCGAACATGCAAAGCTGCCGGCCGGTGACCATGAGCCCGTGCATCGCCTGGGCGGCGTACTCGACCGGGATCTCGTCGGTGTCCTCCTCGCCGAACTTGGCCGAGGCGAACGGGTGCACCGTCTTCACCTCGCCGTTTTGGACCGTGCCGATGAGGGCGGGGTCGAGGTCATGGCGCGCGGCGATCTCGGCGCTCACCTGCCACTCGAAGTCGATCTCCGCGGCGAGGTACGGCAGGTGCTGGTCGATGTATCGGTTCGGCGCCTCGGGCAGGCTGCGCTTTGTTACCTTCACGCCGAGCTCCTCGACCAGCATGTCGATCACCACGGGCTCGAGGCGCTTACCCCGGCGGAACAGGCGCTCGCGGGCCGGGTCGACGAACTGCGTCTCACCTTTGCGCCCCGTCTTGATCAGGAAGAGGTCGAGCGGGGTGTGCCAGGGCGAGACGCCGAGGATCGCCGCCGCGTCGGATCCGCCGATGAAGCGCTGGCGCTCGAGGGTCTTCGGGTCGGCGGGCGCGTTCATTTCTTGACCTCGAATTCGATGTACGACTCGACGGCGTCCTGAATCTCCTGCGCGAGCGCCGCGGCGTGCCGTTGAAGCTTGTCCTGCGGCACCTTCTCGTCGGTCAGGAACACGACGGCGAGATCGAAGCAGCGTTGATCGAAGCTCATGCCTTCCTCCGTTGCGCGATCGGCGCGACCTTGGCCTGCGCCTCTCGCCGGTTCGCCTCGCGCTGCCGGCGCACCCTCTCGAAGGTCTTGCGCACGTCGGTCGCCTCGGCCTTCACGTAGCCGTGCGGGAAGCGGTGCGCATCGGTGAATTTGGGCTTCATGCCTTGACGGGCAGCTTCGGCGTGCAAAGCCGCACGAGCTCGGTCATCGCGATGTCGGAGATCCCGCGCTCGTTGCGCTTTGCCCAGGCGAGCACCTCGGTCGCCATCTCGAGCCGGCCGTTCGCCTTCGTCGTGGCGGCGAGCTCCTCAAGCTGGCGCTTGTAGGCGAGGTCATCCATCAGTCGCGATCCGACAGGCAGTCGTCGGCCTCGTCGGCGGCGATCTCGGCCGCGCGCTCGCGGATCCAGTCTTCCTTGCCGTCGACGTAGGCCTCGACCATGCCGCGCGCCTTCTTCACGAGCTCGTACACGGCGAGCGAGCGGGAGTCGCCGCACTTCGTGTCGAGCGAAAGCAGGCCCTCGAGTAGATCGAGGCAGGTGCGGTAATCGACCTCGCCCTCCTCGATGGCGCCGGCGAAGATGTCGCGCGCGTTCGTGCGATTGACGTTCTTCCCTTCGATGAGGCGCTCGATCAGGTCCTCGCGCGCCTGGTCCATGATGGCGGGCGTGATGACCGGCGCCGGCACGTCTGACAGCCGCTCGGCGATCTCGGCCGGCATCGCGCCGGGCATCGAGAGGCGGCTCACGAGGCCACTTTCTCGAGCGTGAAGACGATCGCCGCGCAGGAGCCGACGCCGATCGCCACCATCACCGCGACGCAGAGGAGCACGACGACATTCATGAAGTCGGCCGCGTCGAAGGGCTTGTCGCGCTCGTTTTCCATGTGCCTCCCGTTAATGCGTTCCAGCCATGTGCGGCTGAAACTCTAGCCACCTGTGGCTAACATGTCAAGCCACATATGGCTAGTTCCACGGGAAACAATCGAGGAAAGGGGGACAAGCCCCCGCGGGTCAACTACTTACGGGCGGGCGAGGCGGGCTACTGCTGTTGCGACGCGCAGGTCGCGGTGCTGCACACGTCGTCGTCGTGGTCCCAGGGCAGCTTCACCCGGCAACCGGCGAGCATTACGACCACGAGCATCATCATGATCAAGGTACGCATGGAGCACCTCGTTTCAGCTTCTTTGCAGCGCGATCATCTCACCGCGCGCGGCGGCTGTCATCACCGGGCGCTGTATCCCTTGAGCTCCATGCAGCGCTCGATCATGGCCTCGGCGCGAATCGGGGACCGGATCGGCGCTGCGTCCTTCTCGCACTCGTAGAGGTCGCGCTTCACCTCGAGCTCGGATTTACCGGCCTGAGTCCACGTCGTCGCGCAGCCGGCGAGCAGCAGCAAGGCGGGCAGGGCATGGCGCCAGTTCATGCCGCGGGCAGCGATCCGGTCGAAATGCCGAGCCGATCGTCCAGGGCGCGCAGCATGCCGCGGGTGAAGGTGGGGTTTCGCCTGGCCTCGCCGGCGGTGTCGACGATGTACGTGCGGCCCTTATACATCGCGGCGTAGGCGAACCCGATCAGACGTCCACTTTTCGCTTCGTCGAGCAGGTGCTCGAGCGCCTCGATGAGGTCCGGGGAGATCGTGTCGCCTACGAGTCTGAACGGGGTGCGCACCAAGCCAGCCTACTCCTCGCAATTAGCGTCCCGCACTGAATTTCCGCACATGCTCGCACTCACTTTTTGCCCCGCTTTTTGCTCGTCGTCCGATGATATGTAGGGCTTTCTCGATCGTGCACGACGAAACGGTGCTCGCCTGGCTGCGGCGGCCGTCCATACGCTTCTTCCACGCGCCGATCGGGCACCGGCGTCGCGAATATCTTCGAAAGGATGTACGAGCCGGCTTCCTCTTGCTGGGCTTCGTGCCGCAGCCCGGCCATGTATTTGATCGCGATCTTCCAGCGGCTCGACGCGCCCCGGTAGAGCTCGAGCACCTCGCGCTCGTCGGTCGGCAGCGATGCCTCGCCCAGCTTCGGCGGCCGGCTCGGATCGAGCCCAGGCACGAGCAGCTGCCACGGCTCGAGCGTGAGCCCCTTCGCCAGCGCTTCCAGATTGTCGAGCGTTACCGGCACCTCGGCGCGCAGGATGCGGCCGATCGTCGACTGGCCGATCTTCGACTTCGCGGCGATCTTGGGCTGGCTGTCGAAGGCGGGCGAGCGATCCATGATCGTCGCGAGGTTGCGCGCGAGCGCCCCGCGCAGGCCGGTCGGAAGCTCTAGTTTTTTCCTCGTCTTAGCCATGAAAGGAGGGTATCCCCTTGACTTAGCCATTAGTGGCTGAGTAACATAGCCACACATGGCTAGACTTCCAGAAGACCAAGACGACGAACTGAGCGGGACGTACCTGCGCGCCCGGCTCGCAGAAGAAAAGGGCAACTGGCCGACCATCGCCGAGGAGTCCGGGGTGCCTTACGGCACGCTCGAAAAGGTCGGCCAGGGCGACACCGAGAACCCCAGCCTGCCGACGGCGCGAAAGATCCGCGATTGGTTCCGGGCGCGCGACGCGATGCGCCAGTCGCTCCGAAGCGCGGCCGCGTGAGCCTCGAGCTCAAGCCGGTACAGGTGAGGCTCAACGACGAGGCCTATCGGGCGCTCGTGATCGTGGCGAAGGTTCATCACCAGGGCAACCTCGGCGAAGCCGGCCGGGTGCTCTTGGCGGAAGCGCTGCTCGGAAAAAGTCACGCGATCAAGGTAATGGCCGAGCGGCTGTTGCGGGCGACAAGAAGCGGGAACGAGCGGTAAGCAGCGTCAAAAAGCGGTAGGGGCAGCAAAACAAGAGCGGGCCTAGGCCCGCGAGAACGGGGGCGGGGCGAATGCGCGCACCAGCGCTTCGGCTGTACCAGGACGAGCTCATAGTCGACTCGTTCGCCGGAGGGGGAGGGGCCTCCCTCGGAATCGAGCATGGCCTCGGGCGCTCGCCCGACGTCGCGATCAATCACGACCGCGAGGCGATCGCGCTGCACCAGGCGAATCACCCCGCCACGAAGCACTACTGCGAGGACGTCTGGAAGGTCGACCCGCGCAAGGCATGCCGGTCGCGCCCCGGGCTCCTCTGGGCGTCGCCCGATTGCAAGCACTTCAGCAAGGCCAAAGGCGGCAAGCCCGTCGACAAGAAGATCCGGGGCCTCGCCTGGGTAGTCGTGCGCTGGGCGAAGGCGGTGCGCCCGCGCGTGATCATCCTCGAGAACGTTGAGGAGTTCGAAGACTGGGGCCCGCTCCTGCCGAACGGCAAGCCATGCCCGGAGCGCACCGGGTTCACGTTCAGGATCTGGGTCGGGAAGCTGAAGGCCCTCGGCTACAGCGTCGAGTGGCGCGAGCTCGCCGCGTGCGACTACGGCGCGCCGACGACCCGTAACCGGCTCTTCCTCGTGGCGCGCTGCGACGGACAGCCGATCGTGTGGCCGACGCCCACGCATGGCCGCGGCCTCACCCCTCACCGCACCGCGGCGGAATGCATCACCTGGTCCCTGCCGACCTACTCGATCTTCCTCACGCGCGACCAGGCGAAGCGCTACGGCGTGAAGCGGCCGCTCGCGGAGAACACGATGAGGCGAATCGCCCGCGGCATGCGCAAGTTCGTGATCGAGAATCCCGAGCCCTTCATCGTGCCCGTGATGCACGGCGCCGAGCCGCGCGTCTGGGGCATCGACGAGCCCATGCGCACGATTACCGGCGCGAACCGTGGCGACCGCGCCCTCGTGACGCCCTACATCGCGCGCATCGGGCAGACGGGCGGCAACGGCCGCTATTGCCAGCACGCCCGCGCGCCGCTCTCGACGATCACCTCGAAGGCCGAGCACCTGCTGCTCGCGCCCTTCTTCACCTCCCGCTACGGCGAGCGCGAAGGCCAGGCGCCGCGGGCGATCTCGATCGAGCGGCCCATGCCGACGATCGTGCCGACACAGAACGGGGCGCAGCTGGTCGCCGCGTTCATGGCGAAGCACTACGGCGGGCACGAGACCCCGGGCTCGAAGCTCGCGCAGCCGATCGACACAGTGACCGCGCGCGATCACAACGCGCTCGTCGTGTCGCACCTGTCGAACTTCTACACCTCGAACACGAACGGCGGCCAGGGCGACCTCTTCCGGCCGATGCCGGCGGTGATGGCGCAGGGCAATCATCAGGCCGAGATCCGCGCCTTCATGGTGAAGTATTACGGCTCGAACGATGCGGTAGCGCTCGACGTGCCGATGCGCACGGTGACCGGCGCCGACCGCTTCGGCCTCGTCACCGTGCACGGCGAGCCATACGTGATCGCCGACATCGGCATGCGCATGCTCGCGCCGCGCGAGCTCTACCGGGCGCAAGGCTTTCCCGATGAGTACCTGATCGACGTCGAGGTCGACGGTCGCCCGCTGCCGAAAGAAGCCCAGGTCCGCATGGTCGGAAACAGCGTCTGCCCGCCCATCGCAGCGGCCATCGCCCGCGCTCAGTTCGAAGATCGCGTGATCGAGGTCGCTGCGTGATGCTCGCCGAGCAGCCGTTCCTCATCGGCGGGGCGACCTGGATCGAGGTGCGCGACGGCAACCCGACCGGGCTCGCGATCTTCGACCGCCACTACAGCAGCCAGCGCGCGCATTGCCGCAAGGTCGATCAGTTCGTCGGCCCGGGCGGAAAGATGGTTCTGCTCACACCCGACGCGCGGGCGCTCTTCGTGTGGCGCAAGTTCAAAAGCGATAACGGCCAGCGCGGCATCAACTGCGCCGTGTTTCGGAACGAGGGGGGGGTACGCCGCAAAGCAGCATTCTCATTCGGGCGGCTGATGAGTTCGCCTGGCGGCGCTGGCCGGGTGAGCGCCATTACACCTACGTCGACCCGCGCAAGGTGCGCAGCACGAACCCCGGGTACTGCTTCCTCATGGCCGGCTGGCGTAGGTGCGGCGTGACGAAGAAGCGTCGTCTCGTGATCTTGGAGCGTCTGCCGTGACGCCGACGCGCCCGGTGCTGCGATACCACGGCGGGAAGTGGCGGCTCGCGCCCTGGATCATCGGCTTCTTCCCAGAGCACCGCGCCTACGTCGAGCCCTACGGCGGCGCCGCGTCGGTGCTGATGCGAAAGCCCAAGGCATGCGCAGAGGTTTACAACGACCTCGACGGGGAGATCGTGAATCTGTTCCGCGTGCTGCGCGACCGTGGCGACGAGCTCGTGCGCGCGATCGAGCTCACCCCGTTCTCCCGAGAGGAGTTCCATCAAAGTTTCCTTTTCGCCGAAGACCCCATAGAGCGCGCTCGGCGCACGGTGATGCGGAGCCTGATGGGCTTCGGCGGCAACCTCACCAGGCCCAACCGTGATCAGAGTCCGCAGCGCACGGGATTTCGGACGTATTCGAAGAAGAATCGCGGCAGCATCCCGGCCGGCGACTGGCGCAATTACCCCGACGCGCTGCCTCAGATCATCGACCGTCTGCGCGGGGTGATCATCGAGAACCGATCAGCCCTCGACGTCATCCGCATGCACGACGCCGCGGACACGCTTCACTACGTCGACCCGCCTTACGTGCACGCGACCCGCGGCTTCGACGCTGGCGGAACGCACCGCGCCTACCGGCACGAGATGTCGGACGAAGATCACAGGCGGCTCGCCGGCGCGCTGCGCGCCGGCAGGGGGATGGTCGTCTTGTCTGGGTACGCCTGCGACCTTTACGACCGCGAGCTCTTCCACGACTGGGAGCGCCACGAGCGACCGCACATGGCCGACGGGGCAAGACCCCGAACCGAGGTGCTCTGGCTCAACGCCGCCGCTGCTAATGCATTGGCGAAGGCGCGCGCCGCGGAGGGAAGGGCCGCATGAACTACTACCCGCATCACATCGGGGACTATGCAAAGGACACCGCGCACCTTTCGATGCTCGAGGACGCGGCCTATCGGCGGATGCTCGACGTGACCTATGCGACCGAGCGGCCGCTGCCGCTGGACCAGCAGGCGATTTATCGGCTGGTGCGAGCTCGAACCCACGCCGAGAGGATGGCGGTCGACGTCGTGCTCGGCGAGTTTTGGACCGAGGGCCCCGACGGCTGGCACAACGCCCGGGCCGACAAGGAGATCGCCAAGGCGCAGGAAAAGTCGCAGAAGGCGAGAGGCTCAGCTGAAAAGCGCTGGCACTCCGAAAGTGATGCGAAGGCATCGGATGGCGCAATGCGTTCGCATAGCGAAGGCAATGCTCCCAATAACCAAGAACCAAGAACCAACAGCCAAAAGCCAAAGAAGATCAAAGGCGATGTCGGGCTGCCGCCAGACGATGCGCGCCAGGGTCTGAACGGCCACGACAGCGAAAAGGCGAGGCTGCTGCGCGCCCAGGCCGTCGAGATCCTCGCCTTCCTGAACGAAAAAGCCGGGAAGAACTACCAGCCGGTGAAGGCGAACATCGACCTCATCGTCGCTCGGTTGCGCGAGGGCGGAACCGCCGACGACATGCGGGCCATCATCGCGAAGAAGTGTCGAGAGTGGGCCGGTCGCGAGGGGATGGGGGAATACCTGCGGCCGGCGACGCTCTTCGGGCCGAAGAATTTCTGGCAGAAATACCAGGGCGAGCTCCCGCCCGCGGCGGTGCAATGACCGCCTTCTCGCATTGCCCCGATTGCTCGACCCCGCTCGGGAAAGACCGCACGAAGTGCCGGTGCGGCTGGGTGATGCCTGCCGAGCGCTCGGAAGCAGCAGCCCGGCCGATCGTTCATTGCGACACGGTCGGGTGCGAGCAGCCGGCGTTCAACCGCGTCGACGGCAAGAACCTTTGCCGCGGATGCGAAGACCGAATCCGGCACGAACAGGCCGAGGCGTTCTGCCGATCGAAGGGCCTCGACACCGTCGAGCAGCGCCGGGCGTATTGCAAGCAGCAGCTGCGCAACTTCGGCCGCGGCGTGCCTTCGTTTGAGCGCTGGGCGCGCGCGATGACGCAGAAAACGATCGACTACCTGGTGCTCGCGGATGGGGCAGACGACCGCAAGGTGCTTGAGCGTCTCTTTTACCTCGGCGTGATCGACGAGCACCGCAAGCTGATTCCGCTCGATCAGCGCGAGGCGCGGCGCGGGGCGATGGAAGCGGCGCGAAAAGCCGAGCGTGAACGCATTGAGGCGGCGCTGGCCGCGCAGGGCGTGGTTCGGCGCAACGTCGACACGGAGGCAGCATGAGCATGAACACCTGCGCACGCTCCGGCGGTGCGGCGCTCTGGGTCGCAGCAAAACTGCTGTGGCTCGGGAAGCCTGATCACGCCGCCCGGCTCGAGTCGATGCAGCGCGACATGGACGCCATCGCAGCAGGGCCGGCGACCTCTCACCGGGTGCATCAAGCCGAGGTCAACGACGCATGGGCGGAACACGCCCGGGCTCTCTCGGCCTCGCGCGCGCGTTGCGGGGGTGCGGCGGTGATCGCCGGCTTCGTCACCGTCGAGCAGCGCGAGGCGCTCGACCGGGTGCGGGCTCGGGCCGCGGTGCGCGTGCACGAGTGCCAGGATGAGCCAGGACCTTACGGCCGGCCTCACGGCTCTCGTAAATCAGCCGAAACGATTTCGCCCCGTGGCTGGCGGCCAGCGCTGGGACGTCGCCGCACGAGGCGCTTGTTGGTCGGTGACGGCAGGGGCGACACCGCGAAAATCCGGCGCGCGCTGCGTAAGGCCCCGGTCGATGGCATGACCTGCAGCGAGATTCGGGCGCTGACCAAAACCGGCGATCCGACCTCGCGGCTGCTCGCCGAGATGGGCGACGTCGAGATCAATCGCTCGGATGGGCGCGGGCGCTTCCGCTAAAGGCTCAAGCCGTGAAGTCGCAGACCTACTTCATCGGCTCGGGTGTGCAGGTGCTGCGCGCGATCGCCGCGCTCAAGCAGCTGACCTTCGGCCCGAAGCGCAGCTACGTGATGACGCTCGAGCCGATCAACCCGCATCACACCGATGCGCAGCGCCGAAAGCTGCGGGCAATGGAGGACGAGCTCGCGCGCTTCAGCGGCCACGACCCGGACGAGCTTCACGAGATCCTGCTCGCCGGGCGCTTCGGCACGAAGGAGGTGCGGGTGCGCGGGGCGCTTCTCTTCGAGCGGCCGGCGCGGCGCACGTCGGACCTCACGCGCCCCGAGATGGCCGAATACATCACCTGGGTTCAGGCCCGGGCGGCGAACATGGGCTGCGAGCTCGAATGAGCAGAGCGCGCAACTGGGACCGCGAGCACGCGCGCCGCAAGCTGGTGCGCGGCTTTCTCGCAGGGCAAGCGACCGGAGACTGGGTGCCGCCAGCGATCTGGACTCGGCGCAAGGCAAGACTGCGGCGCTCGGCGAGCGGCGTGCAACTGCGGAAGCCGAACCGATGAAGCACATCTGGCGCGCGCCCGCTTACCTGCTGCTGATCGTGTCGCTCGGCACGACGTTCGTGCTCGCCGCGCTGATGCTGGCAAGCATGGCGGTGACGCTGTTCGCATCGCGCGCCGCCGGCTGGAAGGACTGGCCGCACGGATGAAGCTCGTCCTTCCCTACCCGGTGAGCGCGAACCGCTACTGGCGCTCGTTCGCCTACATCGACAAGGCGACGCGCAAGCCGCGCTCGGTGACCGTGCCATCGGACGAGGCGAAGGCCTACAAGCGCGCGGTTGGCTGGATCGCGAAGGGCGCCGGCTGTCGCCCGAGTCAGCGCGCGATGGCGCTCGTGCTCACGCTCTGCCCGCGCATGAACAAAGACGGCAGCGCGAGCGGCACCGTGCTCGACCTCACCAACTGCGTGAAGGTCGCCGAGGATGCGCTGCAGGGCATCGTGTACGAGAACGACAAGCAGGTGCAGGACCTGCGCGTCAGGTACGGCGACGCGGTCGAAAACGGCGCCCTCATCGTCGAGGTGACCGAATGGGTGACCGAGCCGGGCCCGCTCTTCGCGCAGGCGACAGCATGAGAATCTTCGCCATCGCGGGATGGTTCGACCCGAAGCACGGGAAGCACGCGCTCGTCGTGAGGTGCGAGATCGACGGCGAGCAGTTCGAGAGCGCTCACCACGTCACCGACACCGGACAGCTTGCCTCGATCGGCAAGGCGATCCACGCCGCCTTTATTCGAGCGGCTCGCGAGAAGCGGAAAGCGAGCCCGGCGTGATGGCCGAGATCACCCACGGCCGCAACAGGTGGCGCGACCGGGGAAAGCCGCGGCGCTATCGCACCGACCACACCTGCCAGGAGAAGCGCCGCTTCTCGGACGAGATCCAAGCGAAGGCCGTCGGCATGATCGAGCTCGAGGAGAACTGCGGCAACGGAAAGCGCCTCTGGGTCTACCCGTGCCATCACTGCAACGGCTGGCACCTAACAAGCAAAAACGGCGGCGAGCGCTACCTCGTGCCCGACCCCCGACGCGATGCTGCTCGAGCTCGACGCACCGGTTGATTTCAAGCAGATCCTGCTCGACCTGGTCCGCTGGGGCTGGAAGCTGAAAGCCATCGCGCAGGCGATCAACGCGCCGCCCTCGACGCTCAAGCGCTGGTGGAACGACGGCACCGAGCCAGGCTTCGAATACGGCCGGGCGCTGGTGAAGCTGCACGAGCTCGAATCGAAAAGGCGCAATAGCGACCCCGACCGCTCGGCGGCAGGTTTTCAATGCATTCCCGCAGCCTCTACCAACACGAGGGAGACCAGCATGCCCCCGAAGAAGCCGAAGACCGTGCGCCAGCCTGGCGCCGCCGAGCCAGCAACCGCACCGGCGACCGAGCACGGCGAGTCGAACGTCGACGAGGCGATCGACCTCGCGGCGAAAGGCCAGGCGCGCAAGATCGCAAAGCCGAAGCCCAAGGTTCCGCCCTCGAAGGTGAAGGGCGATCCCGAGCGCTCGCCCGAGGCCGCGGTCAACGCGAAGCGCGAGATGACCTACGCGGAGGCCATGAAGCGCCTCGAAGCCGGCGCGCTCGAGCGCTCGGTGCTCACCGAGATGGGCTGGGTCTCCCCGCCGAGAAAAGTGCCGGCCGGCCCGGCGGGAGCCTGACGTGCCGCCCGTCATAAGCCACGCCTGGCAAGCGATTGCGGATCTTCCGCTGCCGCCGCCGGCCCCCACGCCAGCGCAGCAGGTGGAGAAGGGCGCGCAGATCGCCGCCGAGATCACCGCGCAGGCCCAGCAGACCGCGATTCAGCAGCAGACGCTCGCCAGGCGCCGGCGCAGGCGCTCCTCGCTCCTCGCGACCGGCGGCATGGGCGACAGCATCATCGACCTGCCGTTCACGCTGCCCCAGGCGAAGCCCGGCAAACCGACGCTCGGCGCCTAGCCGCATGCTGCGGGCCGACGGCGCGAAGCTCCTGAAGCGGCTCGAGCAGCTGAAAGCTCGCCGCGTTGCGACCGTCGACGAGCCGTGGCGTCAGTGCTACCGCTACACCTACCCGCTGCGCGGCGTCGCGCTCGAGACGCAAGGGAGCCCGAGCGGCGGTGATGTCGGCGCGCAGAACGCCTCGACCGCGAAGACCCTGCAGGCCGATCTTCTCGACGGCACCGGCACCGACGGCGCGCGCATCCTCGCCTCGGGCCTGCAGTCGGGGCTCACGCCTTCGAATTCGCGCTGGCCTGGCCTTGAGCTCGGCGATGAGACCGACGAGGAACACCGCTGGCTCGACGAGTCCGCCGATTTCATCTGGGAAAACGTTCATTCGTCGAACTTCGACGCGGTGAGCTTCGACTGCATGCTCGACATGGCCATCGCCGGCATGTTCGGGATGTTCGCCGACGAGGACCCCGACGAGGGCGGCTACCGCTTCGACGAGTGGCCGCTGCCGAATAGCTATTTCGCCTGCTCGCGTCCAGGCGGGCCGGTTGACACCGCGTTCAATGAATTCGCGCTTTCAGCCGAGCAGGCGGAACGCGACTACGGCGCCGAGATGCTCTCGGAGAAGGTGCGCGAGCTCGCCCGCACCAAGCCCGACGAGCAGGTGCAATTCGTGCGCTGTACCTACCCGCGCACCGGCCCGCACGGCATGTTCTCGGTCAACCTGCCGTTTGCCTCGGTGCACATCGAGACCGACACGAAGAAGATCGTGCGCGAGTCGGGCTATCACGAGAACCCGCTCGGTGTGCCGCGCTGGCGCCCGGTGCCGGGCTCGGCCTACGCCTTCGGGCCTGCGTTCGAAGCGCTGCCCGACATGAAGACGCTCAACGAGGTCGTGAAGTATGACCTCGGAAACATGGACCTCGCCCTCTCTGGCATGTATGGCGCGGTTGACGATGGCGTGCTCAACGCCCGCTCGATCCGGGTCGGCCCGCGCAAGGTGATCGTGATGGCGGCCAAAGATAACTTCTGGCCGATCCAGCCGGCCGGGAAGTTCGACGTCGCGGTGCTCGAGCTCGACCGGCTGCAGCGCGCGGTGCGCAGGATCTTCATGGCCGATCAGCTTGAGCCGCAGCTGAAGGCCGGCACCCCGCCCACGGCGACCGAGATCCTCGTGCGCGTCGAGCTCATCCGGCAGCTGCTCGGCCCGATCTACGGGCGCATGCAGTCGGAATACCTGCAGTGGCTCGTCAAGCGCTGCTTCGGCATCGCCTACCGGGCGGGCGTGCTGCCGCCCGCGCCGCGCTCGATCATGGAGGCGAGCCGCTCGATCGGCGTCACCTATAACTCGCCGATTGCCCGGGCACAGAAGGCCGTCGACGTGGCGGCGATGGATCGCTACGAGGGCGCGCTCGGTGCGCAGCTGGGGGCCGGGCTCACCGATGCGGTCGACCTTTACAACTGGGACGAGGCGCGCAGGCACCGCGCCGAGCTCCTGGGCGTGCCGGCGAATCTCATCCCCGACGAGGACGAGGTGAAAGCGCGCCGCGAGCAGAAGGCCGCAGCCGCGCAGCAGGCGAACATGAAAGCCGTTGTGACCGACGTTCTCGCCGAGAGAGCAAAGCAAGCCGCCTGATGAAGTGGATCCCGCCGAAGGAAGTCGCGCGCCGGCGCATCATCGAGGAATTCGCGGTCGATGGCGGCAAGGGCAAGATCGTCGCCTGCGGCCGCACCTTCGAGCTCAAGTTCGACGACGTGGTCGACCTCGCCCAGGCCGTCGAGATGATCATGCTGAACCTCACGGGGAAGCTCCTGCGGGCGAAGTTCCGCCCCGAGATCAAGAGCCGAAAGCTGCTCGCCTTCACGAAGATGCTCGGGGGTGACTATTCGCTCTACACCGGCAATGACGCGCCGCTTCCGGCGAGCACAACGTGCGAGGTGACCGGGCACCAGGTGAAGACGCATTACCTCCTGGTCGAGATCGAGGGCAACCGCTGGGAACAGTGGTTCGGGCGCCTGGACGAGCTCGCGAAATGCCTCTACATCATCGTGAGGGAAGCCCAGGGCGACCCGTACGAGGCGCAGCCGCACGTCTTCGTCGGTGCGAAGGGGCCGCTCGCCTCGGTGCAGTTCTCGCAGGTGCAGGACCCTACGACATTCACCGCGGGGCCGCACGGCGTGATCCTCGCCGAGCCGAAGCCCACGAGCACGCTTGTTAAAGGCGAGGGCAATGCCTGAGCTCGCGCCAGCGCAGAAGCTCGGCGCGCCGCTCGCGACGGCCGAGGATTACAAGGCGGTCTTCGTCGGCTTCAGGCAGGGCCAGAAGGTGCTCGAGCATCTCGTCGCGCTCTTTCACGACCGGCCGGTGTACGTGGTCGGCGGCCTCGAGGCGCAGCGCGAGACCGAGGCGCGCGCCGCGCAAAAGGAAGTGGTCGGCTTCATTCTCAGGAAAATCGGACAAATCGAAGAGGACCCGCATGCGTAAGCTGCTCATCGCTCTACTGCTGTCGCTCGTCCCGCTGCTGTCGATCGCGCAGGAACCGCCCGCGCCGCCCGCTCCTCCTGCCCCGCCTGCAGCGCCGCCGGCACCGCCTGCTCCCCCGGAGCCGCCAGCGCCACCTGCGCCGCCCGCTGCCCCGCCCCCGGCGCCGCCGAAGAAGGACGACAAATCGCTCCTCGAGAAACTCGGCACAGATGGCAAAGACCCAGAGCCGCCGCCGGCAGACACCCCAGAGGCGAAAGCGCTCGCTGCGGCCGAGAAGGACACGCGCCGGCCGAAGCACGTCCCCCCGAAATACTGGGACCACGAGAAGGGCGCGCTGCGCGAGGAAGCGGCGTTCAAGTCGCTGGGCGAGCTCGAGACCAGGATGCGCACCGTGGGTCTGCCGCCCAAAGCAGCCGAGGATTACAAATTCGACGTGCCCGAGGAAGTGAAAAAGCTCGGCGTCGACATCGACCCGCGACTCGACAAGGCATTCCGACAGGGCGCGCTCGAGCATGGCGTCACGCAAAAGCAATACGAGTGGTTCCTCGGTGAGTTTTACAAGAATCTGCCGCTCATTTCTGACCAGGTCGCCCAGTTCTCGCAGGAGAAGGCGCGCTCCGAGCTCATGGGCTTCTACAAGACCGAGGAGGCGATGACCAAGGCGGTGCAGCGCGCCTATCGCACGTTCGCCGCTTACGCCAGCCCCGAGGACATGTCGAAGATCGACAAGCTGGGGAACATCCCGGCGATCATTCGGCTGCTCGACAAGGTGGGCGCCGAGATGGGTGAGGACCCGGGCGTCTACCCCGACGCGATCCTCGATGGCGAGAGCCTCGAGCAGCTGATGCGCGGCGGACCGGGCAAAGAGGACTCGCCCTACTGGAACGCGACCGACCCGCGCCACAAGGAGACCGTCGCCAAGGTCACCAGGCATCACGAGGCGAAGGCGGCACGCGAGCGCCGGCAGGCCGCGTAGAACGCAGAAAAACGCATTAGCGCCCCGTTTGCGGGGACGCTCGTCGTACAAAGCCGCTGACCGCGACCGCGCACCCGGCATAACCCTGAAAGACCTGGGGCCCGGGCGCGAGCGTAGCGGGATTGCGGCATAACCGGCATAGGCCGGCCCGCCGCCCGAGCACCGCAGGGCGTTAAACCGCGGCGCACGCCGGGCCCGTCGGCCAGGTGCGCGTGAAGAACGCGCCGGCTAAATGGCGGCACAACCCGAAAAAACGCTTGTTCAACTTTTTTCGGGAGAGGTCATGAAACCTTTCAAGTTCGCCGGGGCCCTGGTCCTCGGCATCGCGGTCGGGGTCGCTGCTCTCCTCGTCACCGCGGCGCAGCTGGCGATCGCCATGCCGCGCGCAGTCTTCCAGCAGCAGCTGCCCGAGTGGCTCACGCTCAAGCACGGCATCGCCTGGTCGTTCCAGATCACGGAGGCCTTCGTGCAGCAGTTCAGCGCGAACTTCGTGCACCTGTCGCAGCAGACCGAGTCGCGGCTGGGCTCGCGGGTGCGCCTGGAGCCGAACATCGTCGGCGATTCGAAGAAGATCAACCGCATCGGCTCGACCTCGGCGCAGAAAAAGACCACGCGCCACGGCGACACCCCGCTCATCGAGACGGCGCACAGCACGCGCTGGATCGACCTCGACGATTACGAGTGGGCGGATCTCGTCGATGAGCTCGACAAGAAAAAGATGCTGGCCAGTCCCGAGTCGGAGTATCTCAAGGCGGGCGTCGCGGCGATGAACCGCACAAAAGACGACGTGATCTATGACGCCGCTCGCGGAGCAGCGCGCGCCGCCTCGGGCACGGTCGCGCTCACCGCGGCGCAGAAGATCGCGGTTGCGGGCGCCGGGCTCACGAAGACGAAGATCATCACCGCCCGCAAGCTCTTCCGCGCGAACGAGGCTGACGAGGAAAACGGCGAGACGCTGTATCACATCTTCTCGTCGGAGGCGCTCGAGGACGTGCTCGGCGACACCACGCTCACCTCGGTCGATCACCTGGCCGTGCGCATGCTTCAGGAGGGCAACCTGAAGGGCAAGTGGGCGGGCTTCGAGTGGGTGCCATTCGAGCGAGCGGACAAGGTCACCAACGACCGGTTCCTCATCTCCTGGGCGAAGTCGGGCATCGCCCTTGGCATCGGCGCCGAGGTGATGACGCGGCTCACCGAGCGCGCCGACAAGTCCTACGCCCTTCAGCCCTATGCGCGCATGTCGATCGGCGCGGTGCGGGTCGAAGAGGCGAAGGTCGTCGAAACCGCCTGCCTCGAGTAATCGAGACGGGCACAGAGCGAAAGCCCGCTATCTCGGCCGCTGCCACCTCGGGGCGGCCGGGCCTCCGGGCGACGAGAAGGAAAGCAACATGAACACTCTGCAAGTCGCGAAGTTCCTCCTGCTGATGGCGATTGCCGGCGTCCTCGCGCTGGCGGCCGTGATCTCGAGGCCGCTCGCCGAAAGGCTCGCGCGCTTCTTCGATCGCTGGGCGCAGGATCTCGAGGGCATGGCGGTCGCGTACGTGGTCACCGCGCAGAAGTCGACGCAGCTGACCGACCTTGACAAGACGCCAAGCGTGAAGCAGTCGGCAGACACGTACTACGGGAAGCTCCGGGTGCTGCGCTTCGACTTTACGCAAGCGGGCGCGGGCGACATCAACTCGACCGTGGATCTCGTGAAGCTGCCGGCCGGGCGCGTGACGTTATTTGGCTCACTCTCGCGCGTCGGGCACGACGCCTTGGGCGCCGCGCGCACGCTCGATGTCGGCTGGACGGCCTACACCGAGCCCGATGGCGATGCGGTCGCCGCAGACGAGGACGGGCTGCATTCCGCGGCCGACGTTTCCGCCGCAGGTAGCTTTAATCCGTCCGACGAGCTCGGCAACGATGCGGCGCATCAGTTCTGGAGCAAGGAAGGCGTGCTGCTTCAGGCAAAGGTCGAGGGCGGCACCATCCCCGATCTGGCGAAGCTGAACGGTCACTTCGTCATCGCGGTCGAGTAGCAGCCGGCAACGCCCGGGGAAGAAGGCTAACGCCCGCCCCGGGCGTTTTGATGGGGGCAGGCGATGCCAGCGACGAGCGAGGTACAGATTTGCTCCAACGCGCTCCTTCTTCTGGGCGCGCAGACGATCAACAGCTTCGACGATGACAACGACCGGGCGCTGCTCGTGGCGAACCTCTGGCCGAATACGCTCGAGGCGGTGCTGCGCTCGCATCCGTGGAACTGCGCGATAAAGCGCGTCGCCCTCGCACCCGACGCCGTGGCGCCGGCCTTCGAATGGGCCTACGCCTTCACGCTACCGGGCGACTGCCTGCGGCTTCTTTCGATCGGCGAGCGCGGCGAGTACCCGGAATTCGAGCTCGAGGGCCGAAAGATCCTTTTCGACGAGGCCGAGCTCAAGCTGCGCTACGTCTACAAAAACGAGGACATCCCCAGCTGGGACGCGCTCCTCGTGCAAGCCGCCGAGGCGTACATGGCCATGACCTGCGCCTACCCGATCACGAAATCGGCCTCGATGTTCGAGGCGATGACCAGGCTCTGGGACTTGAAGCTTCGCCAGGCGCGCACGATCGACGGGCTGGAAAACCCGCCCGAGCAGCTCGGTGACTTTCCGCTGCTCAACGCGCGGCGCTGATGGCGCGCCTCTCCTACTGGAAAACCAACTTCACCGCGGGCGAAATCTCCCCGCGGCTGCTGGCGCGCACCGACGTCACGCGCTACGCGAACGGGGCAAAGACGCTGCTCAATGCCTATTCGCTCGTGCACGGCGGGGCGCGAAGCCGCCCGGGCACGCGCTACACCGCCGGGGCGAAGAACAATACCAAGCAGACGCGGCTCGCCCCGTTCGTCTTCAGTCGGGAGCAGGCCTTCGTGCTCGAGTTCGGCGAGCTCTACATTCGCTTCTTCACCTCGTCGGGCCAGGTGATGGACGGCGGCAACCCCTACGAGATCGTCTCGCCCTGGGACGACACCGACCTCGACGGGCTGCGCTACGTGCAGGCGGCCGACACCATGTTTCTCGCGCACCAGGACTATCCGATGCGAAAGCTCGTGCGCTTCGGGAACACCGCCTGGAAGCTCTCCGAGATCGACTGGGAGGTGCCGCCATCGGAGGAGATCGGCGAGCGCCCGAACACGACGCTCACGCTCTCGGCGACCTCGGGCGGGGCTGTCACGGCAACCGCCGGCGCGGACTCGTTCCGTGCATCTGACGTCGGGCGCTTCATTCAAGCCGGGGCCGGGCTTGGCGAGATCACCGGCTTCACCTCGACCACGGTTGCCACGCTGAACATCGCGGCGGCCGATGCCTTCGCCTCGACGGGCCCGATCGCGGCGAATAGCTGGTCGATCACCGAGTCGCCGAAGACCGCGGTCACCCCGAGCGCGACCGGGCCCGAGGGCGCAACGATCACCCTCACCGCAGCGGCCTCGGCATGGAAGAACTTCGCTCAGAACACGCACATCGGCAGTTTCGTCGAGATCAATGACGGCCTGGTCGAGATCACGGCTTTCACGACCGACGTGAGCGTCTCGGGAATCGTGCGCACGCTCCTTGCCGCGACCACGCAGGCGCCCTCGGGAGGCTGGGCGCTTCGGCAGGTGCAATGGAATTCGGTCGACAAGTACCCGCAGGCCGTGGGCCTGTATCAGCAGCGGCTCATCGCCGGGGGCAGTCCTAACTATCCGAACGTCGTCTGGGGCTCGCGCATC